CCAGTTCTTCCAGCTCATCCCGTTTGCTTGCGGAGTAGTGGGGGGGCTTGCTTCCCTTCGCCTCAAGAAGATGCGTGTTGATCCAGGGATGGTTGGCTCGCACAACTACTTCGCCACCTTGGTCGACTTTTCCCAACGCCACCAGATCTTGTGCGGGACTTTGCTTGGATTAGGTGGACTCGCCATGATCACCATTTGGCGCGGCTTGTTCCATGTCGTCGCCACTGTCGCCCACAAGCTTCCCTTCTTTGGGCGTGGGAAGAGGGATCCCAACCGGTTTGACCTCACTCCACAATCAGGTCCTGATTCCATCACTCAGGTGGATAGGGATTTGTACAGGAGGGCGCTTTACAGCGTGAGGATTCGGGGCCCTGTCGACTCTGAGAAGGTGGTTCGCGGCAACATTTTGTTTGTGCGTGGTCGTGCGGCGGTTTTTCCGCACCACTTCCTTGCCAACTGGTCTGAGGTTGGAGCGGCTTATCCCGAGGCTGAGTTGGTGTTTACCAACGCTTGCGGGGAGAGCTTTGTGGAGAGCATTTCCCGGTTTAGAGATCTCAGCATCGGCAACGTGGTCGTTAAGGCCGACAATGCGGTGCAGGATGATTTGGTCATGGCGGAGTTCAACACTAGGGAGCACAAGGACGTGGTCGGGCGGTTTGCAACCCGTTCGATGCACAAGGGCAATTTGCCAACTGCTACCTTTGTGCGCTACACCGGTGAGTGCGTGGAATACGGGACTGTTGAGTGCCGGTGGGAGACCATCCAGGAGTACAAGGACCGAGGCACCAAACTCGCCTATGTGGTGTCGCAGCCGATCATGCACACCGGGCTTTCCACCAAGTCCGGAGATTGTGGTGCCATTATCCACTCGACTCTGGCCAAGGACGGTCGGGCCATTTATGGTCTGCACGTCGCTGGGGTTGCCAACACCGGCACGGGTTGCGCCATCTTCATTTCAAGGGAGTGGCTGGAGGCGGCGTACGCTGAGCTCACTGTTCCCATGGTGGCTCGGTTCAATGACGTGCGCAAGATTATTGGCAACACGGTGGAGGATATGGAGGCCCAAGGGGATGTTCCCCCTGGTAACATGGTCGTGGGGCGTTCCAACATCAGGGGCGCCAGTTTCATGGCCATGTCCAGACCCGGGACTAGCATGGTGCCTACAGCGGTCACCGGCTGGGCCATAGAGGACAGCACCACGCAGGCGCAACCTCTTCAGCCTAGTGATTGCTCTTATGACGCAACCATCAAGGCGTTGGCCACCTATTGCGATCCCCCCAAGTTGCTTGATTCCACTGGGACCATTCGGCAGATGGCCAAGGTTGCAGCCATGGCTTCGTTCGCTAGGCACGGGTTGCCTTCTCAGCTTAACGATCGCTTGCTCACTATCCCTGAGGCCATTTCCGGCCGCAACGTGTACGGTCGTTTTGTGGAGCCCATCAACAGGAGTACGTCTCCCGGGTACCCCTGGCGCGCCAAGGGCATCACCAAG